TTCTTTAAGAAGTGTTACAAAAGTTTTAAAACGTAGTGGTGAAACATCTTTTACATCAAAAGAAGAAAATACTTATGAGTTTAGTTTTAGTTCTGAGTTTCCTGTAGAGCGTACCTTTGGTACAGAAATATTAAGCCATGAAGATGGTGCAATAGATTTCGGCAGATTAAATGGTGGCGTTGCACCAGTGTTATGGAATCATAATATGGATCAAGTTATCGGAATTGTACGAAACGCATATTTAGATGAAAAAAAGAAAAAAGGAAGGGCAGTTGTCGAATTAAGCAGAAATTCTAAAGCTCAAGAAGTTAAAAGAGATATAGATGACGGTATTTTATCTTCAATTAGCGTAGGTTATCGCATTTTAGAAATGGAAGAACGTGAAATAAATGGCTCTAACGCATTTCTTGCAACAAGATGGGAGCCACATGAAGTGTCAGTTGTAGCATCGCCAGCAGCACCAGATGTCGGTATTTCTAGAGGATTAATTGATGATAACGCTATGCCTAGTGCAAAAAAACAAGATATGATAGAAGATAAGCGTGTATACGCTGCGTCATCTGACGTACAACAAACAAAAACAAAACAATCCACTATGGAAAAAGAGCAACTCGATTTAGAAGTTGTGCGTAGTGAGGCAAGCAAAAAAGCAGCCTCCGCAGAGCGCACTCGTATAAGAGACATTACTTCAATGTGTAGTAAGCGTGGTTATGACGATTTAGCAGAACAGCTAATTAGTAATGGTTCATCTGCTGATCAATGTAGACAGGCAATTCTTGAAAGGATAGATGCAAAGCCTGTTGAAACTGCAAAGCCTATAGAAGAGCAGTTATCACCAAAAGAAAGACAGCAATTCGCTAGAGATTACAAAATTACATCTGGTCTTAGTGGTCTTATTACTGGCGATTGGTCTAATAGATCTTCTGGTTTCGCTAGAGAAATATCAGAGCAGATTGCAAAAGATTCTCAAAGACAGACAAATGGCAGATCACTATTTGTACCATTTTCTGCACTGGCAAAAAGAGCTACTTATGTGACATCAGGTGCTACTACAGGCGGTAACATTGTTGCTACTGATCTTTTAGCAGATGATTTCACCGAGGCGTTGCGTAATAATACGGTCATGGTTTCTTTGGGGGTTCAAACACTTACTGGACTTGTAGGGGATGTCGCAATTCCTAGAAGATCTGGTGTTGCATCTACTGGTTATCTTTCATCTGAAACTGGTGCTTTGAGTCAATCAGAAAGTACTTTTGATCAGATTTCAATGACACCTAAAACACTTGGTACATTATCTAAATATTCTCGCAATATGTTAATTCAAGCCACACCAGGCATTGAAGAATTAGTACGTAGAGATATTTCAGATGGTATTAATGTTGGAATTGATCTAGGAATACTTAATGGTACTGGTTCAAGTGGTCAGCCTACTGGTATCATGCAAACTTCTGGTATTGGTTCTGTTGCAATGGGTACTAATGGAGGTGCAATAACTGTAGAAGCATTAGTAGATCTTGAAACAGCGATTATGGAAGATAACGCTGGTGTTAATGCTGATAATATTGCTTACGTTACTAACGCTAAAGTAATTGGAGCATTAAAGAAACTCAGAGCAGGTGGATCTAGTTCTACTGATGGTGCATTTTTAGTTAATACTGATCTTACAGCGATTGGTAGAGGCGGTACACCATTAAATGTAAATGGTTATCCATTAGCAATGACAAACCAAGTACCATCTAACCTTACAAAAGGTAGTACAAGTGGTGAATGTTCTGCTGTAGTCATGGGTGACTTCTCACAGGCAATATTAGGATTCTTTGGATCTGGTATTGAAATAACTGTTGGTGAAGATTCCGATGATTTCGCTAAGAATCTTACATCTGTCAAAGGTGTAGTTGCTTTTGATGTTGCTGTTCGTCATGCTCAGTCATTCGCAGCGATCTTAGACGTAACCACATAAATAGTCTAATATAGGGGGTATTACACCCCCTTTTTTTTATGAAAATTAAGTGTCTTAAAAATGTTTGTGCTAGTGGCGTTGGTTTAGAAGCTGGCAAAACTTATGATATTTCTACAACTGATGCAAATTTTTTAATAACTATTGGAAAAGCTGAAGAATATAAACAACCAACAAAACAAAAAAAATCTGAATCTAAAAAATAAATGCCTTTTACAGAAGATGCAACAACACAAGATGTTTATTTAGGGGATTTTGGTGTGACCTGTATAGCTGGTAGTACTACTGGACTAGGTGTATTAGAACAACCTGATCAAATACTCGCAGGTGATATGATAATTAGCACTGAGTATGAATTATTTGCAAAAACTTCAGACTTCGGTTCTTTAGTTGCTACTGACAGTATTACAGTTGATAGTGTTGCTTATACAGTAAGAGATATAAGAAAAGAAAATGATGGTACATTTTGTAGAATTAGCTTACAGAAAACATAATGACGACAAAAAGAGAAACAATATTATCAAGAATTGCAACTGTATTAGTAAATACAACGGGTGTATCTGATCGTATTTTTAGAAGTCGTACAACAGCATTAACAAGAGCAGAAACACCAAGTATTATTATTGAACCGCAGAATGATGTAGTAGAACAAACAACATCACTGCCAACATTAGATCATACTCTTACAGTAAAAATTAGTGTAGTTGTAAGAAGTGCTACACCACATCAAACAGCAGATCCAGTTGTAGAAAGTTTACATAGTAAACTAATGGCAGATCTAACATTAAACGGTAATGCTATTGATATACAACCAGCAGATACTTCTTTTCAGTTTATAGATGCAGATCAATCAGGTGGAATTATTGAATGTGAATATGATATAAGATATAGAACAAATGTAGACGATTTAAGTACTTAATACTTACATAATTGTTATAAGGGTTTATTATATAAACATAGTGATCATTAGGTAAATGCCAAAACTACATAGGAAAAGATCTTTACTAGCAAAAATAGAAAGTAGCTATGGAACAGACCCAACACCTACAGGAAGTTCTAATTATGTTGAGGTAGTTGACTTAGAGATTGAACCAGTAGCAAGTGATGAAGTAGAACAGGAAACGATAAGACCTTATCCTGGTAATTATCCTGTTTTATTAGCTAATACAAGAGTGAATTTAAGTTTTGGTGTTTATATGGTAGGTTCTGGAAGTGCAGGGACTGCTCCAAAATATGACCCAATTCTTAAGGCATGTGGTTTAAGTGCTGCTACAGTTTCATCTACCTCTGTTACTTATACACCCTCTACATTAGCTTCTCAAGATAGTTGTACTTTTTTTGTTAACTATGACGGTGTAAGGCATAAGGTAACAGGAGCTAGAGGAACATTTTCTATTAGTTGTGCTGTTAACGAAATACCTCGCATAAACTTTGAAATGCAGGGTATATTTTCTACAATAACTGATACTGCATTACCTACAGTTACAAAGTCATTACAACCTGATCCCGTCTTATTTAAAAACGGTAATACATCTAGCTTTTCTATATTCGGTTTTTCAGCCGCTTTGCAATCATGGGAATTAGATTTTGCTAATGAAGTTATATACAGGGAATTAGTAGGCGGTACAAAAGAAGCATTAATTACTGATCGTAGGCCATCTGGAACAATGGTAGTAGAAGCTGTTGCATTATCAGATAAAAACTTTTTCACAACTGCTACAGGCACATCTACTGGCTCTAATACTTGGGTACATTCTGGTGGTGCTGGTAACATCGTCACTGTATCTTGTCCACAAACAGATTTAGGACAGCCAACTTACGAAGATAGCGATGGTATAACAATGCTGAACCTTCCATTTTATGCTACTCCTACAGATGCAGGGCAAGATGAATTCAGTCTTGCTTTTACTTAGTTGCTAAGTTATAGAAAAGGGTTTACCCTAGAGAATATTATAATAAATTTATGTTTATTTTAAAAAAGGAAGCAACTTTTACGCATCCCATTGTTTTTTATACTCCTTCAGATGGTGGAACACAAAAAGAAGAAACATTCGATGCAATTTTTAAAATTATCTCACAATCAAGAATTAATGAAATAGGAATACAGGCGCAAAAAAAACAAAAAGAATTAGATGAAGGTATTTTTGATGGAGTGAAAATATCTGATTATATGATTGCAGATGAAATTTTAGTAGGTTGGGACGGTATAACAGATACAGAAAAAAATCCTATACCTTTTACAAAAGCAACAAAAAAACAATTATTAGATATTCCTGGTTTAGCTAATTTATTAGTTACAAAGTATTTTGAAGAGGTTTCTAAACAAAAAGTAAAAAACTAGAAGGGGCTGCATTGTTTTGGTGCGGTGATCGCATTATTGATGAAACAGATAAAGACGATGCAGTCCTATTTGATCAGCCCATAGAAGAAAAAAAAGTTGAAAGAATATTTGAAGTTTTACCTAGTAATTGGGAATCGATAAAAATATTTATAGATATACAAACGCAATGGCGAATAGATCAAGGTGTTATTTTTGGTCTCGATTACAATGCTGTCGCTTTTATATTTAAACTAAAAAAGAAAAAAATTAAGAAACCTTTGGAAATACTTGCTGACTTACAGGTATTAGAGGCTAAAATAGTAGAAACATTAAATAAAGATAATAAATAAATGGATCTTTCTACCTCATATACAATAAAAGCACAGGTACAGGGTCAAAATCAAATTGGTGGTTTAGAAAAAGGTTTAGATAAATTAAAAACTTCATCTAATAATGCTGCTGGTGCAATGAATAAACTTAAAGGTGCAGCTAGTCAGGCATTTGGAGCTTTACAAGCTTTAGCACCAGCTATAGGTATTGCAGGTATGGGTAAATTAGTAAACGATACACTTACATTAGGTGATGAACTAGGTAAATTAGCAGAACAAACACATATACCAGCAGAAACCTTAGATAAATTACGTCAGGCTGCAAATTTAGCAGGTGTTGATTTTAAAAAAGTTTCAAAATCCTTTGGAATATTTGCAGAAAATATGATGGATTTTACTAATGATAAAGGTATAGCATATGACGCATTAGAAAGATTAAACATAAATCCAGAATTTATTAACGAAAGAGGTGTAACACAATTAAAAGAAATTGATGATTTGTTTTTTGAAGTTGCAGAAGGTTTGAATAATGTTATTAGTGCAACTGATCGTATTGAAATAGCTAGATCAATATTTGGTGGTCAAGGTATGAAACTTATACCATTGTTAAATATGGGTAAAGAGGGAATTATGGGTCTTGATTCAGCTTTCTCAGATGATTTTGCAGACAGAATTGAAGCATTTAATGACAGCATGGCAGAACTAGGAGAAAAATTTAATTTTTTAAAATTCTCTTTGACTGAATCATTATTACCTGCATTAGAATTAGCTGTAGACCTTTTTTCAAAGGTGGGTGAAATGCTTAAAGGTTTACCTAAACCTGTGCAAAGTATAGTACTTGGATTTACTTTACTAGCACCTGCAATTTTAGCTTTAGCACCTGTTTTAGCTACTCTTATATTTAGTTTTAAAACTATAGCAGCTATTAAATTTGGTGCTGTTATTGCTGGAATAATACCTGCTGTAATTGCACTCGCAGCACCTTTTGCACCTTTTTTAGCGGCTGGTGCTATTGTTGTTGGAATTATAGCTCTTGGAAAACTTATTGGAACGCTTGCAGGTCATGTTTTTGCATCTAGAGATAAAATAGGTGAAGGAATAAATGCAATAAAAGATTTTTTTACAGCCTTTAAAGAAAGTGTTGTAATTATGTTTCAAGCTATTGGAAACGCAATAAAAAAACCATTCGTAGCTTATGTTGATTTTGTAAAAAATGTATTTACGGGTGCTGTAAATGGTATTAAATCTGCTTTTAATGCATTACCTAATTTTGTTAAAAATATAATAAATGCTGCTACTGCGCCCATAAGATCATTTATAGCAACTATTAATAGAGCATTAGCAAAATTAAATATATTTAAGAGAAGAAGAAGTAGAGGAAATGGCGGTGGGGAAAATGGAAATACACCTAGATTTGCCTCTGGTGGTGTTGTTACAAGTCCACAAATGGCTTTAGTAGGAGAAGCAGGAAGTGAATACATTGTACCTGCAAGAAAAGCAGGTCAATTTAGTAGAAATTATTTATCAGGTCTTAGAGGATCTGCTGCCATACCGAGATTTGCTGACGGTGGTTATATAACTAGACCAAATGTGAATATTACTACAGGTGCAGTAACTCAAATGGATGGCACTAATTTTATAACTACTAATGATTTATCAAATGCAGTACAAAGTGGTATAGATCAAACATTAGCATTATTACAATCAGATTTAAGAACTAGAAGATCCTTAGGTATTTAAAAATGGCTGATTTTGATATATTCACTACACTTGAATATTATTCAGATAAATCTAATGTGTTGGATAGTAACAATAAAAGGCTACCTACTGATGCTTTCCAAAATTTTTATCAAACTGCACAAAATTTAACAGCAGATACAGAAATAAATCAAACAGTAAACTTTTTATATTTAGCTTTTGATGCTAGCGGTTTTTCTTCTATAGAGGCAGCTAGTATAAGTGATTTAACTATAAATTTAGCTGCAACTGCAAAAATTATTGATTTAACAGATACAGCAATAAATGGTGATAGTTTAGTTATAGCATCACTTTATATTCAATCTATAGGCCAGGAAACATTTAGCAATACTGCTTCTTTAGTTTGTAGATATACTGGTACTATTGACAATGCTTCTATAGATGAAACTACTGTTGCATGGACTATTACACCTGCTATTTCAAAACAAAAGGCACAAGTACCATCAAGACGTATTAGTAGTGATTTAATGGGTAGATTTGTTGGAATATGAATAATAAAATTTTTGCTATTGAAATTTCAGCAATATTAAAAGATGGTACTGAAGTTACAGATGTTACAGGTTTATTAATTGACAATAAAAGGGTATATAAATTACTTGATGATACAATTTTAACTGGTGAAAAAAAAATTAAAACATTTAAATCTATTTTGTATACTATACCCGCAGAAATATTACCTTATATTATGTCTAAGAGGTATGACTAATGCCAAGAAAATATTCATTTATAGTTGGAATAAAAGATTCAAAACCTGTTTTTACTGCTGATGCACAAAAAAAATCTGAAGTAGGACAAGATGCACAAATATTAGATGAAAGTTTAGATAATTTCAAAAAACCTAAAAGTGATTTAGATATATCACAAAAAATAGCTTCTACTGGTGAAACTGTACCTATAGTTTTTGGAAAAAGGGTTAATAATATTGGTGGTATATGGATGCAACCAAGTTTAGTAAAAGCAGGTACATCTAGTTTTGTTCAGAAATTATTATTTGTAATATCACAAGGAGAGGTAATTAGTACACCTAATAAATCAACTAGTTTTACTGGTTTAAGAAAATTGTCTTTTTTAGATGATACTTCTATCAGTTTGAATCATATTTTTAGTACTGCTGCTGCATTAACAACAACACCTAATTTATGTCCAATAAGTAACACTGGTTTATTTTGTGGTAATGATATTTATACGTATCTTTCAGATGTTTTACCTGCAAGTTCTGGATCGGCATTACAAATTAGATCAGATTTAGGAAAAGATTTTAGTGGGACAAGAGTTTTAACAATAGGTGTTGGTGATACTTCAAATACAACTTTTAGAATGAGTTTACAAGTTTTTGACGCTGAAACGGGTTCAAATATTACAAACGCTTATGCAACTTATACTCAAAGCACAACGCCAATGATATTTGATTTTAATGCTGTTATTGTGAATGGTGTAACACAAGGTAAAACTGTCGGTACTGTAGAAAACTTTTTAGATACTAATGACACATTATTTGCTCCAATAAATTCAACAACTGTAGCTGCTGGTATATATACACAATCTGAATTAAATGCTCTTAATGCTGTAAGTAATGGAAGAACAAAATTTATATTTAAGTATACTTTTGTCTCAGTTAATACACAAACAAATACAAGTATTCCTGCTAGTACTGGTACTTTAACAGGTGTTCAAGCTGAAAATATTATAGGCACAAGTTCAGTTATACAAAATACATCAAATAATAATTCATCTTTTGCAGATATTACATTCTTAGCTACTAGTGGAAATTTATTTGAAACACCTTCATCTGGTACTTTTCCAACAACTACGAAGCAGTTATATTTATTTTATGAACAAGGTGTAAAAGTAGATTTATTTAGTGCAGGTTTATCAGGTTCTAATTACACGCAAGGTGCAAGTAATCAATTTATAGATTTAGCTATGCATTTATTTAAACTCTATAAAAAAATTGATGGTAATAATACATCATCTATTGTTTCACCAGTTAAAACTACAAATTTGCAAAATTTATCTACTTTTTGTACTAATAATAATATGTTTTATAACGGTATAATTTCAAAAGCTGTTAATATTGTTGATTATATTCAAAAAACATCACCGTTTTATTTCTTATCATTTTTATCAGTAGGTGGTCAATATCAATTTGCTCCTATATTACCAATCAATAATAGTAACCAGATTGATACAACAGCATTAACGCCTGTTTTAACATTTACAGAATCAAATATAATACAAAATACATTTAGAAAAGTTTATTTAGGAATAGAAGAAAGGAGAGCATTTATAGCTAATTGTATATATACAGAATGTATACCAACAGAGGTTTCGAGAAGAAAAACAGTGAGTGTCAAATTTACTACAACTGAAATAGATGCACCTACTGAGCAATTCGATATGTCTGATTTTTGTGCTGATGTAAATCATGCAATTTTATATGCAAAATATGAATTATCAAGAAGAAAACATACTACTCATAATATAAGTTTTTCAACTTCATTAATAACAACATCATTAATTCCTACTGACATTATAAAATTACAATTACAAAGAAAAAACAGTGTAGGCGATGATAGAACAGAAATAAATTATTATCAGGTTTTAAGTATTACATATGATAATGATGGTATTAGTAATATAGAAGCTGCACATTTTCCATTAAATAATAGTAATGTTGCTGAAATATCAAATGAAATAACTTCTGGTAGCTTTACAATTTTACAATGACTACTTTTCCATCTTTAGAACCTGTTACAAGAGCTTTAGTTTATGGAGATTATCCACTAAATAGACATGAGGGATTAAGTGGTGGAAATGTAAGATTTTTAATTGGTAATAAAAGAGTAATACAAAGATTAACTATTACTTATGAATATTTAACAGAAACAGAGGCACAAAGTTTATTAACACATTTCAATGGTCAAAATGGAACTATAGAAGCATTTGATTTATCTTCTGAAATATGGCTAGGTTATTCTACACCTCCTGTTAGTAGTTCTAATTACAAATGGCGATATGCACAATCTTTTCAAATTAGTATATCTGCACCTAATAGATATAGTACCTCTATAGAACTAATTAGTGTTTCTTTATAATGTCAACATTTCCATCTATAACACCAACAACAAGATTATATACGCAAGGTGATTTCCCTAGTGCAATACAATCCTCTTCTAATGGAAGTATTACAGGTTTTAGGCGTGGTAATAGGCGTATAAATCAAACCTTACAACTTACTTTTGATAATTTAACGGAATCACAGGTTACACAAATAAGAACACATTATGATAACCAAAAAGGAAGTTTTGAAATATTTTTCCTATCTGCTAATACATGGAGTGGATATACTACACCGCCAGTTGCATTAGTAACAGATTTTGCATGGTTATATGCAACACCTCCAACAATATCTGACGGTATAACAAGTAAATGGAATGTAGAAATTGAATTAGTAGCAGTTCCTATTGACTTAGGAGATTTAATATTTGATGCTGGTGATTCATCTAACACTGCAAGGACATATATATTAGATGCTCTTGATAGTAGTGCATCACCTGCTAGAAGTAATATAATAGACGCAAGGAACTCTGCATAAGTATGACAATTACATTAACTGCTTTACAAAAGCAAAGACGAGATACAGCAAGTAATTGGACTTCAAATAATACAGTTTTACTTGCAGGTGAATGGGGTATAGAATCAGATACAAAAAAATTTAAAATAGGTGATGGTTCTACAGCATGGCAAAGTTTAGATTATGTACCAATACCTGACGCAAATAGATCATTACCAGGTAATTTAACTGTTGAAGGGGATTTTACTGTTAATGGTACGACTACTACTATTGATACTACAACTCTTTCTGTAGAAGATAAAAATATAGAATTAGGCAAAGTATCTACTCCAACAGATACAACCGCTTCTGGAGGTGGTATTACATTAAAAGGTGCAACAGATAAAACTATAAACTGGTTAAATACAACTGACTCATGGACTTCTTCAGAACATTTTTCAGTATCAGGTCAAAAAGAATTTAGATATTTAGATAGTGATTCTTCACATCATGTAGGTTTTAAAGCACCTTCTACTGTTACATCTAATGTTGTATGGACATTGCCAGCATCAGATGCAAGTGTAAATGGTTATGTATTAGCTAGTGATGCAAGTGGCAATTTAAGTTGGGTAGATCCTGGTTCTAGTACAAACCCTGCGTTTACTGGTAATTTAACATTGCAAAATGATGGAAATATTAGAGGTTTTGCAACATTACAGGCAACTTATACTGGCTCTACAAAATCACTAACAATTACTGTGGCTGCAAAAACAGCGGCACATAGATATAACGGAACTGGCTCTAGTAATGGTTATAAGGTAGATGGATATGAAGCACCTTTTATAACTCTTACACCAGGCAGAACATATAGATTAGATCAATCTGACTCTTCAAACAGTGGTCATCCTATAGCATTTTATTTAGAAGCAAATAAAACTACAGAATTTACAACTGGAATAACTTTTTATGCTGACGGTTCAAAAGCTAATTCTTCTGCATATAACAGTTCTTTTAATAGTGCATCTAGTCGTTATGTAGAAATACAAGTTACTGATACGACTCCATTAGTTTTGCATTATATGTGTATAAATCATGCAAATATGGGAAATAGTATAAATAATAATTCTAATGTTGTTAATTTTAATGATTTACTTAATAAGCCAACTGTACCCACTAATAATAATCAATTAACAAATGGTGCAGGTTTTATTGATGGTTCTGCACTAAATGCCACTAACCTTAGTTCTGGAACTGTACCTGATGGACGTTTTCCCGCTACATTACCAGCTATAAGCGGTGCAAATCTTACTAATTTAGATGCAGATGATTTAGCAAGTGGAACTATACCTGATGCAAGATTTCCAGCTACGTTACCTGCTGTAAGTGGTGCAAACTTAACAAACTTACCCTCAACTGGTTCTGGTACAACTGGAGGGGGAACTGATGAACTTTTTCTTGAGACAGATCAAACAATGACAACATCTTACACTTTGACTGCAAATAAAAATGCAATGAGCATTAGTCCTGTTATAAATAGTGGTGTTACTCTTACTGTGCCATCTGGCGCAATATTAGTTATTCTTTAATTATGGCTTTAAACATTAATGGTACTACTGGTATTTCAGGAGTTGACGGATCAGCAACCGCACCAGCTCTACAGGGAGTTGATAGTAATACAGGAGTAAGCTTTGGAACTGATACTGTCAATATAAATACAGGTGGATCGACTAAAGCAACTGTAGATAGTTCTGGCAAAGTAGGTATAGGTACAACAAGTCCTGAAGTTACGCTTGACATAAGAGCAAATGATCCAGGGATACAATTAGTTGATACTGGTGGTAGTTCGACTTATGGAAGTATAGATTTTGCAGGTGATACTTTAGTGTTAACCTCTAGGGGTGGTTCATCTTCTGATGGAATAATTGATTTTAGACGTTATGACGGAACTACTATTGATACTAGTATGCGTATAGATTCGTCTGGATCAGTTAGGATATCTCACACTTCATACTCTGCTAATACTGGTGCAGATAATTTAGTAGTGGGAAATACAAGCAGTGGAGTAAATAATGGAATAACTATTTTAAATCATACTGGTTCAGATGGGAGGCTTTGTTTCGGTGATACAAATTTAGGTGACGGTGGCATGATTAAATATGCACATGCATCAGATAATATGCAATTTTTTGCTAATAATAGTCAACGTTTGTTGATATCAAGTAATGGAAATATAGGAGCACCTTCTGGATCAAATATTTACAACGCATCTGATTCAAGAGTTAAAACCAATGTTGTAAATTTAGAGAAAGGTTTATCAAATATAAAATCTCTTAGACCAGTTTCTTTTAATTGGATAGATGGTTTTTGTGACGAAGAAAAAAATACTTTATATGGTTTTATTGCTCAAGAGGTTCAAACTGTTGACAGTAATTTAATACAAGATTTTTCTCAAGAAATTACTGTAAAAGACACTAAAATTGAAAATGTTTTAAGAGTAAATGAAAAATTTATCATTCCTATGCTTGTAAAAGCAATACAAGAGCTATCAGATAAAATAGAAACATTAGAAACAGAAAAGGCTAAAATGCAAACAGATTTAACAGCCCTAACAGCAAGGGTAACTGCACTGGAGGCTGCATAAATGACCGCAAAGATTAAACTAAACGCAGCATCAGGTGGTGGTTCTTTCAGCTTACAAGCACCTTCCTCTTCTGCCAACAACAGGGTTATGACTCTACCTGATACAGCAGATGGAACGATATTAACTACAACAAACCCGAAGGCAGGGAATATTATTCAAGTTGTTACTGGAACATCAACTTCAGCAGCCACCACAGCAAGCACAACTTTTGCAGAAATAACAAGTGATTTAAGATGCACTATTGTTCCAACTGCTGCAAATAGTAAAATTATTATTTCTGCTTCTTTGTATTTTTCTCATGAGGCTCATGTTGTTTCTACAAGGATACTTAAAGATGGCAGTACTTTAGTGAGTGGAGGAACAACAGCTAATACTCATGACGGAGATCAAACAACTTATATTCAAGGAAATTATATGGTCCGAACACATATAACAGTTGAAGAAACTGCGGGTAATACAAATAGTAGATATTATTCACCTTTTTGGAATACAGATACAGCAACAGCATATTTTAATAGGTATTTTTCTAACACACAATATGATGGCACTTCTTCAATGGTAGTGATGGAGGTGGCAGTTTAATGGCTTACGATCACGAAGCAATTTATAAAGCTTATGCTGATTGTGTAAGAATAGATGACGCTTCTGGTGCTTACAAGGAAGATGGCTCAAAAATAACACTTGTTCAATCTGATATAGACGCTGCAAGAGTTACGCTAGACGCTGAAGCTGCTGCTGTTAAGTACAAAACCGATAGAACAACAAATGGTTCTACAACCTATGCTTCTATAGGAGATCAGTTGGATATGTTGTATAAGGATATTGTTGCGGGTAAACTAGATACAACTGGAACGTGGGCAACCCACATCAAAGCAGTAAAAGACGCTAATCCAAAACCATGAGTGAAATCAAAGTCAATTCGATAAAAGGGGTAGGAGCTACTAATGCTGCTATTACTGTCAATAATTCTGATGGAACGTGTACTGCCAATATTACTAATAACCTAAGTAATCGTAATTTGATAATTAACGGAGCTATGAAAGTAGCTCAACGTGGTACGTCATCTACAGATTCGGGAGTACATACTGTTGATAGGTTTCAATACTTTGGAGCAGGAACAGATGAATTACCTACCCAATCACAGGCAGACGTAGCTGCTGGTACAACACCATATAGTTTAGGATTTAGA